TCAAACGACTCCGGATTCCGCAGTCAGAATCACAAAGTTGAGCACGAACGCGCCGAGCGCGAGTGCAACGGCGATCGCGAGCGCCCAGCGGTATGCGGCGCCGGTGATGCGTTCCTGAACCAAGGCGTGCACGCCGTAGGTGGCGCACAGCTGGATTACCACGATGCCGACCGCGAGCACCGAGGCGATCAGCGATGAGCGTGCATTGCCGAGCACCGCGTGCGTGACCACGCCGAGGATGGAGAACGCGGCCGAGCCGATGAGCCAGGACCAGAAGAAGCGGGTAGCGCCGCCACTGTGGGTGATCACCTGGCCTCCTGGGCGATCCAGTCATAGAACTGCTGGGCGGTGGCCAGCACGTCCTTGACGGCCGCCTCGCGGTCGAGGATGGCCATGGTGTCGCCGGTCTCGCAGTGCAGGAGTGTGGCTGAATACAGTGCCCGCTCGCGTAGCTCGCGGCGGTGCCTACCGTCTTCGTCAACCACGTTGAAGAATGGGCCTGAGGTTACGGTCATGCTGCTGCTGCCTCCATTTCGGTGTTGGTCATGCGGTGAACTGCCAGCCGCGATCGGGGTGATAGGTCCAGGTGTTTACGAGGGTGTCGCCGCGCCATTCCTGAACCTCGACAGTGCGATACGGCTCGTACCGCCATGCGACTTTCATCAGTCGCGGTGCCGAGACCTGCGCTGCCTTGAGCGATCCGAAGACGCCGAGGATCTGCAACGACTCTTCGTAGTCCTGCACCGGGTCAACCACGATGAAGACACGGGCGCTGTGCGGGGTTGCGGGCATCGGCGTTACGTCCCGCGGATTCCGATAAGCAGTGCAAAGTTGTTGCACGCCAGTAGGTCAACGGGGTCGTCGGTGCGTTCCAGCGCGCCGGGATGGATGCTCACCAGCTGGCCGGTCTCGCGGAATCCCAAGGTGACCTCGTGGTCATCGACCACCGACAAGGCGCTATTGAGGCGCCGAGCCGACAACGCGACGCGGCGGTAATCGCCCTGGTGCACAGCGGCGATGCTGTCGTTGACCTTGCCGGTGGCGCTCTTGGTGGTGGTGACCGCCAGGCCCCCAGCGTCAACCTCGATATCGATTTGGGCGTTGCCGTCGTCAGCGATGGACGAGGCCCGGCGCAGCATGTCCGCGAGTTCGGCGGTGGCCACCGTGGACGTGGCCGCATAGACAGCCGGGGTCAGCACCGTTTCCATGGCGGGGAATTCCTCAGCAAGGCAACGGGTCATGACTGTGGTTGATGGGGTGCGCAGGCCGAACATTGAGCTGCCACGCAACAGGATTTCGATGTTCTCCGGTGCGGAACCGGCTGCGGCCTTGATCGTGGCCAGCAGGTCGGCAGCCGGTACGAGGGTCTGGGTCTGGACGCTGCCGTTCCAGTCCAGACGGCGCCTACCCACGATGTATCGGTCAGTGGCGCACAGCCACAACCCATCTGAGCTGAAGGTGAGATTGATTCCGGTCAGCTTGGCGGGTTGCTCTTCGGTGGAGGCCAAGGCGCCGATGACCTGTACGGCCTCGGCGAACGTGTCGCCATCAACCGTGCCGATGGCATCCTCTCGGGGCTTCATGATCGGCAGTTCGGGGAAGTCCTCGCCATGCAGCAGCGGTAGCCGAAACGCGGTGCGGCCCGCCGTGATAACCATTTCCTGCCCGCTCACGTCAACGGTGGCGTCCTTGCTGCGGGGCAGGTTGCCGCCGATCGCGGCCAGCAGTTTTCCTGACACCACGGCTGTGTCAGGCTCGGTAACGTCCATCGCGGCGGCGGTGCGCTTAGTGGCGCGCTCGTAGTTGAAGCTCGACATCGTGACCGAGCCGATACCGACCTCAACCAACACCCCACCCAGGACCGGGGACGTTGGCCGCGCCGGTAGGGAACTGATTGCCGCCGTGATGGTTTCAGCGAGCAGATCGGTATCCATCGCGAATTTCATTCGTCGCCCCGCTTAGCCTTCTCAATGGCTGCGATCAGCGCGTCGGCGACCTTCTGCGCGCTGTCGGACAACGAGGGATCTATCTGGCTTACAGCGTCTTTCACAGCCTCAATTGCCCCGTCGGCGAACGAATCGACGGCGGCACGTACCGCATCCTCGGCGGCAGCCTCTTCGGCAGCCTCCTCTGCGGCGGCAATGAATCCGTTGATAACATCCACCGCGTCGCGATCCGCAAGGATGTAAACCTTGGCGCCGGGGCGTAATACGAGCCCTTGGCCGAGGGTGAAGGTTCCGCGTATCTCGATGGATTCGGTTGTAAAGGAGTGTATTTCGCCGGTCGCGCTGGCACCGGCTTGCAACCCCAGGATGAAAGGGTCTTCTGAACGTGACATGAAAGGGTCTCCCTGCTAGTTGTTAGGGGTCACGGGCACGTGCAGAAGCGCCGCGAAATCCTCTGTGAAATCGGGAAATAGATCAACGCCGATGAATCGGGCAAGCATTTCGCACGTCATTTGCACGGCCACCACGGCTCGCACACGCAGCTCCATCGGAACCAGATCGAACCTGCCGATCGGGGGATACTCACCGACCGGCTGGTCGCCGGTCACGCGCCCACCTCAGCCACATCTATTGGCGCATAACTAAAGTCATGGTCTTCGTGCTCGACGCACACCAGATGTTCGTCAATCTCAGCAGGATTGCAGGCGCCGCAGACCTCGCAGCGCTGACAGTCCGGGCACAGCAGCTCGACCGTATGCACCGTAACGAGATTGGGCCTCTCAGGTGTCGGCGTGGGCTCGCGCCGTGTCGTCTCGAACCATCCTAGGCGGTCGCAGACGTATCCCACTGCTTCGTCGTCCTCAAGGCAGGAGTAGTCGCCGTAGTCATCAACGACAGCGCCGCACGAGGTGCACCCGGCCTGATACAAGGTGACTGGATACAGGGGCGCGAAACGTCCTGGCGCTAAGGATGGTTCGGCCGAACGCGGAGTATCCTCGGCATTCCGCGTGAGGTCTCGCGCCGACGCGCGCAGCGATTCGGGGCTGACGAACACAGGGATAAGCTGACCGTCCGGGTACACCTCGTTAAGGACTGCCTCTAGCTTGTCCGCGAGTTCAAGCACCATGTCGGCAAATGCCTTGGTGGGCTTCTGCATTAGACCGCCTCCATGAGGACGGCGCTGGCCGAATGCCGTGCGTCCCGATCAGTGAAGAAGTCCGTTAACGCGGCCTCGCTGATCGCCCCGGCGAACAGGTACCAGCCGTTTCGCGGGTCAGTACCGGAGTCCTCGGCAGCTTGGACCCACGCTCGCCGTCGCTCGCGCATCGGCAGCACTTCGAGCAGTTCGGCGATGTCAGCACGCAAGGTCACATCGCCAGCTGTCAGGGCGCACGCCTGCTCTGCCTTATCGAATGCAGCCATGGCAGAGTCGAATTCGGGCGCGGGATCGAATGTGAAGCTCATGCGTTCACCCCCACCTGCGCGAACACGCCAGTGACAACGATGGCCATTACGGCGACTAGCAGCAGCACCCCGGCGCGATCGCGGTACCGGCCACGACGGTGCACCCGTAGATCGATGCAGGACGCGGCCACCATGAGTGCCATGCAGATGACAAATTGCGGGTACTGGTGCTCGGATAGCATCACCAGCGCGTAGACAAGGGCTAGCGCGGCGACCGTCCAGAATGCGTGTCGCATGATGGCCGTGCGGATGCCGCCGACACGCTGGTATCTATCGGGGATACGGTGGGACATGCCAGGTTCTCCTATCCTGGTTGCAGTGGCCCCAGCGGTCCGGGTGTGGATTTTCTTGGCGGGAAATTGAGCCCGGCCGCTGGGGTATTTCCGTATTCAGTTGTCTTGCGGGCGGATCAGTCTTGGTGGCCCTCACTGGCTTGATCGGCGGCGTCTTGCGAAGGCCAAGGGGTAAGAAGATCTACGAGGAGTTCGGTGAGGACCTGGGCACCGACGCGACAGTCCGCGCCTAGCTCATGAACGGCCTTCTCCAACTCATCAAGGCAGCACAGAACCCCAGCTGCGAGGGCAACGAGCCCATCACGCAGCCGGGTTGATCGCATCCGAACGGTCACGAAGCGACGGCCAGGTTGCGTGCCAACTCTTCAATCACGTGACGGCTGAATAGATATGCCCCGTTGGGGCCAGGCAGCCTGGCCGCAATCGGGATGCGCCCAGCCTCGGCGTGACGAACCACGGTTCGACCGGACTTCTTGAGAATCTGGCCAGCACACGTGCTGGTAATCAGTTCGTCAACTACGCCGTTTTGATGCATTGCACCAATTTGACTTACATGGCTGTAATTGTCAACTGTTCGACACATGCATGTCCTGCGGTATCGATTCACCTTGACGAATGTCAGTCATGCGCCAATACTGTTTGTCATGCCACAACAGGAGGTTTCAGGCATGACGGAGCAGGCACACGTCAGCGGCGCCATACCACCGCTGACACTCGGGTGGCGCATTCAGATGGCGCTAGATCATGGCGGGCTCAAGCACGGCGATTTGGTCGAGAAGTTCGAGATAAGCCGTGGTACGGCGTCAAGATGGTGCCGTGATGCTGGTGCCCCACCCAAGAAGTTCGTGCTCAACGAAATCGCGGTGATGTGCGGCGTTTCGCCGCGATGGCTGATCGACGGCAAGGACGACTCCCAGCCAGACCCAGAGCCACCCAGGGGAATCGAACCCCTGACCTATTCATTACGAGTGAATTGCTCTACCGACTGAGCTAGGGTGGCGCGCCGGGCGAACCCGGCGCCCGAGAGTCTACGGCAGACACCCTGGCAGACCCAATCGCGTTACCTACTCCGAAGGCCGCAACGCCTGACCTGCCGTCGCGACCAGTGCGTCGATCGCGAACTTGGGCTTCACATTGACGGCCAGCGCTTCTCGGCATTCCAGGACCGCCTCGATGCACTTCAGCAGCTGCTCGGGCGGCACTCTGTCCACCATCGGACCGAGCCTGTCGGCCATATCGGGATGATGCAGGGCCACCCGACCCTGGCCTGCGGCGCCGAAAGACAACACCAAGGCGTCCCGGAAGTAGGTCGCCAGATCGATGAGCGTACGGTCCAGCGCGTCTCGTGAGGCCCGGGTCTGGCGAGATTTTTGCTTCCGCTCAAGATCTTTCAAGACGCCGGCGGATCCGCGCAGCGCCGTCGCCGCGCCCTTCCCGGTGCCGCCCGCCCCCAGCGCGGTTTTCAGCTCTTCCTCTTCGGCCTCGTTACGCGCGGCCGTCAGCTCCTTGGCCTCGGCATCGGCACTGGTGACCAGCTCTTCGGCGGCCGCGTAGGCCCGGCTCGGAGTGGCTGCCTCCCGCGCCAGCCCCAACGCCTTAAGCCGACGCGCACGCGCCTGCTCATCGGTGGCGAGTCTGCGGGCCCGGCCCACGTGGCCACCACTGACCGAGGCCGCCCACTGGGCCTGCTCGGCATCGATGCCATCGCGGTCCACCAACACCTGCGCGATGGCCGCGACCGAAGGAGTGACGAGTGCCACATGACGGCAGCGCGACCGCAGGGTAATCGAGATGTCCTCGGGGTCCACCGACGGTGCGCACAACAGGAACACCGTCCGAGGCGGCGGCTCCTCGACGACCTTCAGCAGCACATTGCCGGCGCCCTCGGTCAACCGGTCGGCGTCCTCGATGAGCACCACCAACCAACGTCCCGTGCTCGGTCTGCGCCACGCCGCCTGCACGATGGCACGCATCTCGTCCACACCGATCGAGAGCCCCTCCGGCACCACTCTGCGCACGTCAGCATGGGTGCCCGCCATCGTGGTCGTGCATGGACGGCACGCACCGCAGCCGGCGACGTCCTCCGATTCGCACTGAAGTGCGGCGGCAAAACACAAAGCCGCCACCGACCTGCCCGAACCGGGCGGACCGGTAAACAACCATGCGTGCGTCATTCGCCCCGCATCGTCACCGCGTGCAGCCAATGCCGAGGACGAGAGCGTGGAAACCACCGCTCCCTGATCCACCAGGCGCCCGAAAACCCCGCTCATCGCCTACCAACCCTAGTCGCCGGCACCGACTCCAACCGCCTCCACACAGGCGTGTGAAACGCCTCCGTCACCGCCGACAGCTACGGTTAACGGGTGACTGGCGCGGAGGGTAGGCCCGATCGGCGCCCGCTCGCACGCGCAGCCCGGTATTCGCGGTGGGTCATGCGGACGCCATGGCCCCTCTTCATCATGGGTATTGCCCAGTCGAACCTGGTCGGAGCCCTGTTCGTACTGGGGTTCCTGCGGTTCGGTCTGCCACCGAGTGATCGTGTCGAACTCACCGAACTTGGCCCGACGCGGCTCATCATCCTGGGCTTCTCGTTGTTCATCCTGTTCGTCGTGGGGGCCATCGTCAGCACCTATCTGCTCCTGCCGGTGCTGCGCTGGCAGTATCGGTCCCCCGACTTCGAGTCCGAAGGCTCCGAAGCGGTCCGGGTACGAGCCTTGCAGATGCCGTTCTATCGGACCGTCATCAGTGTCGCGACGTGGCTCGTCGGAGGGGCCATCTTCGTCGCGGTCACCTGGTCATCCACCCACAGCTCGGTGCTGGTCGCGGCATTCGCGACCGTGCTCGGCGCGACCACGACCAGCATCATCGGCTATCTGCAGTCCGAGCGCGTGCTGCGCCCGGTCGCCATTCAGGCCCTGCGTCGCGGTGTTCCCGAAAACGTCACCGCCCCAGGCGTTATCGTCCGCCAGATTCTCACCTGGGCACTGAGCACCGGCGTGCCGATCCTGGCGATCGTGCTGACCGTGGTGGGGCAGCGGGCGGGGTACCTGAAATCCAATGCCGACAACCTCACCGGGTCGATACTGATCCTGGCCATCATCGCGCTGGCCATCGGACTCATGGGCACCCTGCTGGTGGCGACCTCGATCGCCGATCCGCTGCGCCAGTTGCGTTGGGCTCTCAGCGAAGTGCAGCGCGGCAACTACAACGCCCACGTGCCCATCTACGACGCCAGCGAGCTCGGACTGCTGCAAGCCGGGTTCAACGACATGGTGCGCGATCTCGGTGAACGGCAACGCCTACGCGACCTGTTCGGCCGCTACGTCGGCGAGGACGTGGCGCGCCGGGCGCTCGAATACGGCACCGAACTGGGAGGCCAGGAGCGCAGCGTCGCGGTGCTCTTCGTCGACCTGGTGGGGTCCACCCAGTTGGCGTCCACTCGGGGGCCTGCGGTGGTCGTACGGGTGCTCAACGAGTTCTTCCGGGTCATCGTCGACACCGTCAACAAGCACGGCGGCTTCGTGAACAAGTTCCAGGGTGACGCGGCGCTGGCGATTTTTGGTGCCCCGATCGACCACCCGGACGGCGCCGCAGCGGCACTTGCGGCCGCTCGTGAGCTGTCGGGCGAGCTGACCAATGTGTTGGGCTCCAATGACTTCGGCATAGGAGTCTCCGCCGGACGGGCGATCGCCGGGCATATCGGCGCACAGGCCCGATTCGAGTACACCGTGATCGGCGACCCGGTGAACGAAGCGGCCCGACTCACCGAGCTGGCTAAGAACGAGCCGGGCAACGTGCTCGCGTCGGCCTCCGCAGTCATGGAGGCGCGCGACGAGGAGGCACTGCGCTGGGATGTCGGCGAGACCGTCGAACTGCGCGGCCGCACGGTCTCAACGCAGGTTGCGCGCCCGCGTCACGGCTAA